TAGCTACATCAATCGTTAAGGAATATTTAGAAAGCTACAACAAGAAGTTAACAAAAGCTTTAGAAAAGGTATCAGAATTGCAATATTAATACCATAAAAATATCAAAAAGTTATTTTTTAAAAAATAGTCAAAAACACAAGGTAAAACAAGAAGAAACAAGGAATAAGGAAAACGAGGATAATATAGAGTTATTCGACAACAAAAAGAGGGCTGAAAGATGGACGCGGAAAAGAAACTTGAGAGACTGCCGCTAAGTAGGATTGCTGAAATGTTGCAGTCAGACAGTGAGAAGGAGATAGAGGATTACAAGAAATTATCAGGATGCATTGAGACGATTTTCTATGAGAGGGAGGGACTGATAATGGAGCTCAAGAGTGAATACAGTAAGCGTGTCAACCTTTTGCAGGATTACGACATGCTGAATAGAAAGCTTGAGAATAAGACTGCTGAATGCGAAAGACTAAACACGAAGATTAGATTGCTTAATAAAGAGATGAATGATGAAGGATAGTATGTTAATAATCATGCTGATAGCTGCTTTGGTCATTGCAATCGGTGTGATTGATATAGGAATAATCATTGGAACAGCTCGCATCAAAAAGGAACGTGAAAATTATAAGAATGAAGACTGGAAGGAAAGGTAACGATTGAAATGAACAAGTCAGAACTGATTAGATCAGTAGCAAACAACACAAGGCATACTCAGAAGGAGGTTGAAGAGATTCTTAATGAAGTGATTGGTGAAATCATAGATCTCACAACAGTAATGAATGAAAGAGTGCTGCTTCATAAATTCGGCGCATTTGAGCCAGTACACCGCGAGAAGCGCGAAATGGTAAATCCAAGAACAAGGGAGAAGGTTATCACAAGGGAAAGAAGAACATTCAAGTTCGTCGTGTCAAAGACGCTGAATGACAAGCTATGAAGTGTCAAAAAGACACCCGAAAAACTTCAAAAACCTTTTTTTAAAAAGATGGTCAAGAACACAAGGAAAAACAAGAAGAAACAAGGAAAAAGGAAAACGAGGATAATGTAATGTTATTCGACAACATGAAAGAAGCAAAATGGAGGAAAAGATGCCAAGAAATGAGTATCAATTCATCGTCATAAGAAAAAGCCAGATAGTGTTCATCGGATCTGCGAGTGAATGCGCTGAACTTGTCGGACTTGAATTGGCAGGATACGTCCATCAGTATGCGAAACGGTTTCACTGCTGCAATGGATACTTTTTCGTGAAGTTGCCTTATGGAATAACAAATAAACTAGAAGATGAAATTCACAGCAGCGTTGCCAATGCAGTAAGCGCAAGAGCGCACATGAGGATTGCGCAGTCAAGGCTTGAAAGGGCGATAGCTGACAGCGACCATGATACAGTCGACATTATTGACAGGTATCTCAGTCTCATGCTGAAAAGCGACAGGTTGAAAGAGTTCATGGAGAGAAAGGGGTATGCGATACATGAGTATGATTGACTGCATAAATCACAAGAACAGCAAAGAGAGAAGAAGAGCTGAGCTAATGTCAGAGATGCACAATGATATAGAAGCGCTTCGGTCCATGCAAATGAGGCTTCGAAAAACGGGAGCAAGCAGTGACATACTTGTCGTGCTGTCAAGAGCAAGGGAACAGATCAGCATGGAAAGAAGGAATATGGTAGCAGAAATGAGAGGAATAAAAAGAGATGATTAACAATGCTATAAAGGAATTATCAGTAGCCGTATCGGAGAAGAGGAATGAATGTTGAAATAAGTTCAAAGCAGGAGCTTGTCAAGTTCCTGAGCGGATATAGAAATGCTTATTATGAGTGGCTTGTTCTGGATTCATACACGTATGTAAGATCAGTAGAATTCAGTGACGAGACAAGGACAACAGCTCATGCTGACACTTCCAGTATTTACAATAGAGACATGAAAAGAAAACAGGAGCTGGAGGAATACATGAGGGAGATTGAGGATGCTATAGAGAAGCTGAGGGAATACAATCAGGACTCATACAGGATAATGTATTTTAAGTTCATAAGATTAAAAAGCCTTGAAGATATAGCTTGTATGCTGCACTACTCTCTTAGTCATGTTAAGCAGACGCTGTATCCTAAGGCTAAGGAAGATTTGTTCAATTTGATTAGATCTTAACACTGTACCAAACTGTACTTTAATTAGTGGTATTATGTTAGTGTAAGGAAAGCATGAAGTAAGTCCCCGAACTTCAAGTATGATGCTTTCCTTTTTATGTTTTAGAAAGAAGGAAGTATATGAGAGAGGATAGACGCGGGCCGCATAGAACGGCATTCGAGAAGAACAAGAAAAGAATCCTGGCAACGCAGAACATATGTGGAATTTGCGGACAGCCTGTTGACAAGTCACTGCGCTATCCGAATCCGCTAAGCCCTGTGATTGATCATATTATACCGATTGCAAAGGGCGGACATCCTTCTGATATCAATAACCTTCAGCTTGCGCACTGGTCATGCAACAGGCAAAAAAGTGATAAATTGTATGCTGACATGAAGGATATGAAAAACGGCAAAAAAATAATAGGAAATAGAAATCTGCCACAGACGTTTGAATGGAAAAAATACAAGAGTTAGCGGGGGGGTATCCACCTACCCAAACGTCTCACGGAGGTTCACGCCGTCACTGTACGTTTTTTCTCGTGCGAAAATCTCAACTGGAAAGGAAAAGAACATGGAATATAAAGGAATAGCATACTTAAGGTCAAAGCTGGCATCAGTATCTGCAAGAGCAAAAATGAGATATAAGCAGTATGCAATGAAGTACGTTGATATTGACTATGGACTGACGATACCGCCTGAAATGAAGGAAAAGTATAGGGCAGTCCTTGGATGGAGTGCAAAGGGCGTTGACAGCCTGGCTGACAGACTTATATTCAGGGAATTTGCAAATGATGATTATGAAGCCAATCAAATATTCAAGCAGAACAACCCCGATATCTTTTTTGACAACGTGGTTCTATCAACACTGATAGGAGCATGTTGTTTTGTTTATATTTCGAATGATGAAAATGGAATGCCAAGACTTCAGGTGATTGAAGCATACAATGCTACGGGCATTCTTGATCCGATTACAGGACTTCTCACGGAAGGATATGCAGTGCTTAAGAGAGATGATGCAACGGATAATCCTGTTCTTGAAGCATATTTCACTGGTGAATATACACTATACATGGAAAAGGGAAAGAAGGATTACATAATCAATAATCCTACTAAAACACCACTGCTAGTCCCTGTCATTCATCGTCCTGACGCAGTAAGGCCGTTTGGAAGAAGCCGCATCACTCGTTCTGGTATGTACTATCAGAGATATGCAAAGAGAACATTGGAGCGTGCCGACATTACTGCGGAGTTCTATTCATTTCCACAGAAATATGTGCTAGGAATGGATGCTGATGCGGAGCCTCTTGACACATGGAGAGCAACAATATCTTCCATGCTTCAGATAAGCAATGATGAGAACGGAAACAAGCCAACTGTGGGCCAGTTCACGACTTCAAGCATGAGTCCGTTTACTGAACAGCTGAGGACAGCTGCCGCTGGCTTTGCAGGGGAGATGGGACTGACAATGGACGACCTTGGATTCGCTTCTGACAATCCTTCAAGCGTTGAGGCAATCAAGGCAAGCCATGAGAACCTTAGACTTGCAGGAAGAAAGGCCCAGCGTTCTATTGGTACAGGATTACTGAATGTTGCATATGTAGCTTCATGTCTGAGAGATGACTTTCAGTATCTTAGAAGCCAGTTCGTCAATACTGAAGTGAAATGGGAACCATTGTTTGAAGCGGACGCCAATACACTTACTCTTATTGGAGATGGCGCTATCAAGCTCAATCAGGCATTGCCTGGATATATTACAGGTGAGACGATCAGGGACCTTACAGGAGTGAAAGGTGATGAAAGCGCACGTCCAGTGTTGCCGACTGAAGAAGCAGGAGAAGGTGAGTAGGATTGGTGAAGGATATCACGCCGGATCTTCTTGAAAGGATAAAGAAAGACTTTGAAAGGCAAATCAGCAGCAACAGCAAGATCTCCGATTTGATTGGGAAGCTAGATAAAGGTACGGCGACTTATCTGGATGCGAATGAGTACTCAATAGAAATAGGAAGAACATTAGCGAATGTTTTAGGAAAGAATATATCCTCTGATGTTCTTCCAAACGGGAAGATGTACTACAATATCGCAACCAGGATAATTAACGATACGCTGTCAAGAAATCATGACATCATTGCTGACTATGCAGCTAAGACGCAGAAGGCTCTTAACACAAAGGCTAAGATAGGATTGAAGGTTGTCAAGCCTGCATTAAATCAGGATAGAATTGATGGAATAGTAAACAGGGCATCGTCTGAAGATAGATTTGATAATGTCAAATGGATTCTGGATGAGCCAATAGTGAACTTCAGTCAGAGCATCGTAGATGACAGCATAAGAGAAAATGCTGACATTCATTATCAGAAGGGCTTGACTCCAAGGATCATAAGAAAAGAGAGCGGAAAATGCTGCAAGTGGTGCAGGTCGATTGCTGGAATATATGCTTATCCTGATGTTCCCAAGGATGTATACAGACGTCATCAGAACTGTAGATGTACGGTTGATTACTATCCAGGAGATGGAAAAGTCCAGAACGTGCACAGTAAGACATGGAAAGACGTAAAAAAAATTGAAGTAAGGAAAAAATTAGGAAATGATAAATATGAATCATATGTAAGTATAAAAAAAGAATGGTTAAAACATTCAGGAAAAGGAAAAGTATTAAATTTAAATTATTGGGAATTCAATGATGAAAAATATTATGTTGATGGTAAGCATGTGACATTAGCATATACTAAAAAAGAAAAAGAAGTTGCCGAATGGGTTTCTAAAATGTTTGGAAAAGATGTCAGTATGGTACCTAGAGTTAACTATCCTCTTGGAGTGTCAACACCTGATTATATAATAGATGGAAAAAAATTCGACCTAAAAGAGATTCAGGGAAGTGGGAAGAATGTCATTGATGGAAACATGAAAAAATCTAAAAAACAAGCAAATAATTTTATTCTTGATTTTTCAAAATCAACTCTTTCAGATGAAGATATCTATAATCAATTACAAAAAATCTATGAATCAAGAAGAAGAGAGACAAACATAGTTATTATAAAAAGACTTGAAAAAGTAATTGATATAATAGAAAAAAGGAAATAACCATCAGTCCAATGGGACCAAGATTATTTCCTTCTTCAAGAAAATTATAAAGCATTAAAAAGATATTTGCAACATTTAGATTGAAAGGGTGGAGAAATGGCAAAGAAGAGATTTGGAAATCAGAAGCCTACTCAAACCGAAATCATTAGCAATGTTTCAGGACATGAAGTATAATGATATTGAGAAATACGAACAGATAAAAGATCATGCTTACATTCAAGAAATGTTTGATTCGGGAAAATGGAAGGATAAGATTAATCCTGAAAAGCAAGCACGGCATATGGAATCTACAGCACCAGAAGGAAAGAGCTATTTCTTTGATGATGTGGATATAAAGGCGCTTTATGAGAAGCATAAAATGTCAGGAAGAATTAGGTACAGTGGCAATAAAAGGACAGGGAATGAGCTTATTGACATAAGCGCAGATTTGAAATTAGGAAGAGATGCATACAGTGGGAAATATATCAATGGATTTACAATAAAGTATAGTAAAACAGGTTCGCACTTGATTCCAACATTTCATGAGGAGGATAAAAAATGAATTTATTACAGTATAATAATAAAAAAGTAAGATTAGTTACGAATGACGAAAGGGTTTACCAAGGCATGGCATATTTCTGCGATGCTGATGATTACGAGACTGAGGAAGATGAACTAACAATCAAAAATCAATCCGATAATAGATACTACGGAGTTGCAAACTCTGAAATTAAATCAATAGAAATTATATAGCACTCACAGGAGTGCTTTTGTTTTGCCATGTCATATGGATATAAACTGGATATCATGGATTGAAAGGGTGGAAGGATGGCAAAGAAGAGATTTGGAAATCAGAAGCCTACTCAATCAGTCATTCTAAAATATGTAAAGAAGAGGTCTAAATTCAAGGAAGCAATAGAGATTTATGAAAAGACTGGACTGAAAGCCTACAAGTGGCAATACAATTTATTGGAGCCTATCATGGCAGTTGATAAGAAAGGTCTTTGGGTTCATCAGAAGTTCGGATATTCCATTCCACGAAGAAACGGAAAGTCTGAAATTCTCTACATGCTGGAGCTATGGGGACTTCACAATGGGTTGAACATGCTTCATACCGCCCATAGAATAAGCACATCACATTCGTCTTTTGAGAAGGTGAAAAAATACCTTGAAAAGATGGGATATGTTGATGGAGATGACTTCAATTCAATACGTGCCAAGGGACAGGAGAGAATTGAACTGTATAAGACTGGCGGAGTTGTTCAGTATAGAACCAGAACATCAAATGGAGGGCTTGGTGAAGGATTTGACCTTCTTGTCATTGATGAGGCACAGGAATACACGATAGAGCAGGAGTCAGCACTTAAGTATACCGTAACTGATAGTGATAATCCTATGACTGTCATGTGTGGTACGCCTCCAACGCCAGTATCAAGCGGTACAGTTTTCACGAATTATCGCAGTACCGTGCTTTTTGGAAAGGGGAAGTATTCTGGATGGGCAGAATGGTCCGTAGATGAGGAGAAGGAGATAGATGATATAGAGGCCTGGTACAACTCCAACCCATCAATGGGATATCACCTGAATGAGCGAAAGATTGAGGCTGAGCTGGGAGACGACAAGCTTGATCACAATGTTCAGCGTCTTGGATTCTGGCCGACATACAATCAGAAATCAGCAATCTCGGAAACGGAATGGAATGCCTTGAAGATTGATAGAATTCCTGATATTAATGGAAAGCTGTTTGTCGGAATCAAGTATGGCCAGGATGGCACGAACGTTGCATTGAGCATTGCGGTAAGGACTGATGATGAACGCATTTTTATAGAAACGATTGATTGTCA